GCTACGGCGGGCGCGACTTCATCGTGACCGCGCACAGCAAGGCCGAGGCAGAGCACGCGGCGGAGTATTACCGGCCTGACGAACCGGACGCCGCGCAGCCGGAATTGCTGCCCTAACTTTCAGCCGGAAGAACCGGCACAACAACAAACCCGCCTAAGCTCTTTGAGCATACAGGCACAAGAAAAAACAAACCATGAAACTAAGTGAAGCATATCCGTCCAGCTTTTTGAAAGCGGACGACCTCCAAGGGCGAGGCGTGATCGCCACCATCAGCAGCGTCGAACTCGAAACCATCGGGCAAGGCGCGGACAAGGAACAGAAGCTCGTCATCGGCTTCCGTGGCAAGGAGAAAAAGCTGGTCTGCAACAAGACTAATGCTGGCACCATCGGCCAGCTTTACGGGGACGAGACGGACGACTGGATTGGCAAGCAAGTCATTCTGACCGCGCGCGATGTGGAGTATCAGGGCAAGACAACGCTCGCCATCCGCGTGAGCCTCAAAAAGCCCGCCACGGCGGCGGCAGCGCCAGCCAAGCCCGCGCCTGCCGCTCCGGTGGACGACATTGACATGGGCGGCGCAGAGCCGTTCTAACCACCGCACCGCCACCCCGTCGCGTCTCGGTAATATGGCCGGGGCGCGGCGGACGCGAATGACACCATGACCGAGCCTAGCACAGAACCAACTAACCCGCGCGACACCGTGCGCCCAGTGCCTGTCCCCGCAGGTGGGCAGCAGGAGCCGGAATCGCCCTTTGCAGGCGCAGCGCAGGTGCCGCCGTGGGAGCTCTAGCCATGAAAGAATCTGCTTTTGAAAAATGGTTTGTCGCGCAGCACGGACACCGCCCAAGCAAAGGCGGAACGGATTACACACTGAGCCTGTGTATCCTTGCAGCGTTGTCGGCTGAACGCGAGCTTCAATCACGCCGACTTTACGACGCAAGAAAACAATCCGCGCTCTACGCTTGGACTGCAAAAGACAAGTCGGAACGCGAAATCCTCAAACAAATCAAGAAATGATGCACTCAGGCGACTACCCCGACAGTATTAGCGAGCGCGACCTGCGCGTGAGCGAAAGTCAGGCTTTTTTGGATTTACTCCAAGCCCGCGAGGATCGCTTTGGCGTTGCTGACAAGGTGGACACAGAGGAAGCTAGGCTTCACTTTTCCAAGGACTTGACCGTTGCCAAAGCCGCTGCAATCCTCCCGTTTTTGACCGCGTTCGCAGAAGGCAAAACCGTGTATCGCTATTCATTCGGATGGTCAACTGGTCGAGGGCGGTGCATGTGGTATCCGGTCAAGGAGTTCGATGTCCGTGACGATCCAAAATCGCTTTCGCTCATTTACCGCACGGACAACCCTTACGCTACTGAGTAGCCAACAACTTTCCCGTGCCATGCACGCGATTCAATGAAATCACTGGTAAGAATGGAACTCAAGCCGATGACGGAGAATCGCGCGGGCTGCACTTACGCAAGCCGGGGAAAACACTTTCGCACACTGAACCAATGAGCACGCAACCTGACCTATTGACTACTCCCGAAACACTCGCGCCGGAACTTGTGCGCGCACGCACCGCATACGCCGAAGCATTCGAGGCGCTGGAGCGAATCGAAGCCGAAGGCGACGACACCGGACTTGCCATCGCATTTGCAACAGTGACGATGCGCAACGCCAAGGAGCGGCTAGAAAAGATGGAACTGGAGGCAATGAAATGAGCACGCCACAAATCACACTCGCCGACTGTCTCGCCGAAGTGAACAACGCCCTTAACTACTGGTATCCGATAAAGGGCGAAGCCGAATCGGGCGGTGCCAGCCGAGAAGAATGCGACGCGCGACACGTCCGACTTTTCCAGTTTCGCGACCGGCTGCAACAGCAACTCAGGGAAGCCGGTAAAGCCGCTGCATTTGACCTCGCGATGGTTATGGCCGAGCTTCGCAGCGTTGCAGCCGAGCGGGACAAGTCCCGCCAAAGCCTGCGCGCCGCCGAAGCCGACGCAGCCGAGACGGAGAGCGTCAACAGCGACCTACGCACCGTCAATGCGCGCCTTGTCGCAGACCTCGCCGCTGCGATGGAGCGACTGAACCATGCCGAGAGCATCATCATGCAATGAGCGCGGCCCTCGCTACGTTTAAGCGCACGCACGGCGTCGCCACGCACCGCAAGACCGGCGCGGGGCATCGCTACCCGGTGATGGCCTATTTCGCGACCATCACGATGAAGGACGGCACGCTCCGGGCATTCACCGAGCTTGCCCATGAGTATTCTATGGAAATGCTGGAGGCTCGGCACAAATTCGCCGAGGGTGACACCGAGGAGGACGCCTGCCAATTTTTGGCCGAGCGAAACGGCATCCCGTGGCCAGCCGACGAACCAAAACGCAAAGCGAAACAATGAACACACCAACCGTTGACGACATTATCGCAGACCTCGAATCGCGCGGCCTTGGATGGAGCCTCGACAACACCGGGCGACTCATCGAAGCCCGCGTGTGGGACTGGCCTCACGTCATTGGCCGCTACCGACCGCACACGACGGAGCCGCTGGCGAAGATGCTCGCCACAGCCTGCTACGAAGTGGATTGGACGAAATACCCGGTGAAGCAATGAACACCAAAACAAAAAAGACCGCTCCGCCTTCGCGCGAATGCCGGAATTGCATTCGATGGGAACGGCGTTCCGATGCAGGCAAGGGGTGGTGCTCACTTTTGCGGCTAAACTGTCATCGTGATGACATTTGCGGCAAATGGCAACAAGTGCAACCGTCCGAACTCGCCCGCGTGCGGGCTATCTTGCAGGAGTAACTTTATGAATCAAACCTACGAACAGTTCTTAGACGCGAAATCTCAACTCGGAGGCGAGTTTGGATTTGAACCTACATTCATGCCGGATTTCCTTTTCCCATTCCAGCGCGCGCTTATCGAATGGGCCTGCCGCAAAGGGCGCTCCGCAATCTTCGCGGACTGCGGACTCGGCAAGACGCTCATGCAGCTTGTGTGGTGCCAAAACATCGTGGAAAAAACCAACGGCAACGTGCTCATTCTCACGCCGCTGGCAGTCGGCGGACAGACGCTCAAAGAGGCTGCGCGCTTTGGCATAGCTGCGGGCCGCTCACGCGACGGAAAGCCAGCCGGGAAAATCACGATTTCCAATTATGAAAAGCTTCACCTTTTCAAAGCCTCTGATTTCGTGGCCGTCGCGTGCGATGAAAGCAGCATCATCAAACACGCTACAGGAGCGACACAGAAGGCCGTCACGCGCTTTATGTGCAAGCTGCCTTACCGCTCACTTTGGACGGCAACAGCGGCACCGAATGACTTCACCGAACTCGGAACGTCATCCGAGGCGCTAGGTGACCTGAACAACTCAGACATGCTTTCGCGATTCTTTAAGCAGATGGACCAAAAGACGACCGACCAATACGAGAAAAAGATCAACAACCTCGAAAAACAGGCGAATCACTTCGGGAAAATCTCGTTCCGCGTCTCGCAGGCAATTAACGGCTGGCGATTGAAGGGCCACGCGCATGACCATTTCTGGAAATGGGTTTGCTCATGGGCGCGAGCGTGCCGCAAGCCGTCTGATATCGGGTTTGCCGATGATGGCTACGAACTCCCGGCACTGAATGAGCGCGAGCATATAGTGAAGCCGACAACGCCACCGGACGGAATGCTTTTCACGATGCCTGCCTTCGGGCTTGCCGAGGAAAGAGATGAGCGCAAGCGCACGCTAAAAGAGCGGTGCGAAATGGTTGCGCAGCTTGTGTCTCACGACCGGCCTGCCGTGGCATGGTGCCACACGAACGCCGAGGGTGAGGCGCTGGAAGCCATGATTCCCAACAGCGTGCAAGTGAAGGGGCCGATGAGCGACGACGAAAAAGAGGCCGCTTATGATTCGTTCTTGAATCAGGAAAAACGCGTGCTCGTTATTAAGCCGAAGATCGGCGCATGGGGACTCAACTGGCAATTCTGCAATCACGTTGTCACGTTCGCCTCGCACTCTTACGAGCAATACTATCAGTCAATCCGCCGATGCTGGCGCTTTGGACAGAAAAACCCCGTAACCGTGGACATCATCGCCAGCGAAGGTGAACAGCGCGTGCGCGACAATATGAGCCGCAAGGCCGCGCAAGCTGAGAAGATGTTTGAGGAGCTTGTGAAGCACATGAATAACGCAATCAAATCTGAAAGAAAAACACACACCATAACCCCGACACTGCCAAGCTGGATTTAATAACATGAACACTACACCGAAAGAACTACTGACCAAGAAATATGCACTCTACCACGGCGACTGCGTGGAGGTGATGAAGCAACTCCCGGCGAGCATCGTTGATCTCTCGCTTTACTCGCCGCCATTCGCGGGACTCTACCAATACAGCAGCGACGAACAGGATTTGTCCAACTGCATTTCCAAAGATGAGTTTTACCGGCATTACGAGTTTGTGATTCAAGAACTCCACCGCCTCACGAAACCGGGCAGGATGAGCGCCGTGCATTGCATGGACATCCCAACCGGCAACTCAGGCAATGACGCGCTCACGGACTTCCCCGGCGACGTTATCCGCCTGCACGAAAAGAACGGCTTCCGGTTCACTCATCGGTATTTCATCTGGAAGGAGCCGCTAACGGTTCGCAACCGCACGATGATGAAATCTTTGGCTCATCGGCAAATGTGCGAAGATTCGACCCGGTGCTCGATGGCCAACGCCGATCAGCTTCTCATCTTCCGCCGTAGCGGAGAAAACGCGGTGCCCGTCTCGCACCCTACCGGACTGCATCGCTACGCTGGCGAGGAGCAAATGCCAGCCGATATCCGGCACCTCAAGGGCATGGA